ATGGAAAACTTCGGGTCTCCTATCAAGCTTCAGGTTCTCCTCGTGGAGAAAAGGAGAACTTGGGAAAAGAATGGCCGTCAGGGTGCCATCTATCAGCTTTACGGTAGGTTAAGGAATGAAAGGCCAGAATTCCCGCTTTATCTGGTGGTCTCCGCTCCCATTAATCTCCCAATAGCTCCTGGAGTGGTTATTGATGTTCCCATTTCGGGTATTACCATATCCTTGGGTGATACCTTCCCATCGGTGGGTGGCTTCTCTACCTTTGAGGACTTCTCTTCTGTTCCTTCTGTTCCCGTGCTGGATGACAAAAAGGGGGCTAAGTAATGGATGTAGTGAATGAGATAATTTCCGCCTTTACTTCTGCTTTCGTTGGGAGTGTGCCTTTCTTCACTGGTGTTTTCTTCCTTATCTGGGTGCTTACCATTCCCATATGGATTTTGAAAAAGCTGTGAGGTTGAAACCATGGCAAAGAAAAAGCTTAAGGACTTCTTCAAATACTACTCTTCTCCCTATGCCTTCCTTTCCCTCTTCAAAGATGATAAAGCTCACATTAAAAAGGTTGTTCTTGCTTTTCTGGATGAGGTGGAAAGGCTTCCGTTCCCTATAGACTGGACTAAAGGTAAAGATGACGCTTCATATTGGCATTCCGTTTATGATGTTGTCCTTAAACACTATGAAATCCAATTAACCAATCAATTAAACCAATCAATCAATCAATCCCAAACCCAAAAATCCCAATCTCTAAAGGAGGTGCCATCATGAGGAAACTTTTTAGCTTATTGGCAGTTTCTGGCCTGTCTTTGCTTGCCTTCTCTGGCGTTGCCCATGCTGATATTCTTCAGGCTGCAATGGATGCGGTAAATAGTCTCATAGCTGGTATCCAAGGGCTTCTCACTGCGGTCGCTTCCATACTGATATTCTTCCTCACCTACAAGGTAATAAAGAAGGCTTTGAACAGGGCATAATGCCAGTCCTCTCTGCTGTCCTGTTCCTCTTGGTAGTTCTGGCGGGTTCCTTGCCCGCTTTTTCAAAAGCATGTTGTTATCCTGCTCATTTTTACCCTTCTCCTCCTTATGCTAAATACGGTTGTGTTTGCATTTATGCCTATGATTATGATAAGGTCCGTGTGGAATTTGTATATGACCCTTCAGACCCTTTCTTTGATTATGCATTTTCTATTTGTTATTCAGCGTTTCCTTATTGTGAGGGTTTCCTTTTAAATTGTCGGGTTTCTGGCTCTGGTGTTATTGATTGTTTTTCCTCTTCTTCTTCTTCTGAGGATGATCCTCCTTCTTTCTCCTGTTCTTCCTCTCCTTGTTTCCTTGACTATATTCCTGATTTTAGCGGTTCAGGTTCAGGTTCAGGTTCAGGGCGTGCCTGTCAGTCCGTTAATAACCTTATAGACACTTTTCAGGGTGTAAAGGAAGGCTTTTTAAAGGTCTTTATAGGTTCTGCTTTTGCCTTCGGTCTTCTGGGAGGTGCCTATGCGGTTCTTAGGATTAGGTTTGGTCCTTAGTTTGGTGTTTTTTTCTTTTGTCTTTGCCCAATCCCAGTGTGAGTGTTTGGACTATGTGAATGCCCTCAATCAGTTAAACCAAACCATACAGGAATTTAAATCTGACTTTCTAAAGATGGTTTTAGCTCTTTCCACCGTTCTTGGAACCTTCTCGGCTATTTTGTTAGGTAAAGCCCTTAAGAGGTCTACAAAATGAAGGCATTTATCGCTTTCCTCCTTATTCTCCTTTCTTCCTATTCAGCCCTTGCCTTAACTTGTCAATTTGAGGACACTGAACAGGGTCGGGCTTGCGTTTGCAGAGAAAGTAATTCAGTCTTTATAGTTGATGACTCTTATTGTTCCTCTTCCTGTCGCTGTCCTTCAATCTCTCAGGTTCTGGAAGACTTTATAAACTCTGCTAAAAACACTGACCTTTTCCTCTTCCTTTCCTCCTTCCGTTTGAATTTTGAAGATAACCCTCCTCCACCTATTGAGGTTAATCTCCCTCCATTTATCCATACCACCATTGATATAGCAAATCACCCTCTTATGCGTTTGCTTTTGATGTCCCTTAAGACTGCTTGGATTATCTTCGCCACTATCCTTAGCTACTTTATCATCTTCCGTAGGTAGCTATGCGGTGGGTTCTTTTCCTTTTTCTCTTTGGTCTGGGCTTTCCTGCTTCCGTGGTCTATGAGGCTAAATTGCAAATGCCTAAAGCAAGTGATGATGAAGTTATCCGTTATTTGAACTACCTTTATGAAAGGTCTCTTGCCCTCTCTGACTCGTTGGAAATTCTGGAAAGGATGTGGGAAAGGTCTAAAAATGTTGATTATGTCCAGCTTGAGGATTTTCGCAGTAAAAAGCAAGCTTACCAGTCTGCCCTTTCTGAGTTTGCCTCTGCCAAAAATACCTATATAGACTTTATCCAAAATCCTCGTTCCTATTCTACCCTTCAGCCCGCCACAGATTTACAAACAAAATTAAGGAATTTGGTTCTCCGTCAGGTAGAACTCAAGCAAAGCATAGAGGTAGTGGCACCCGCCCTGAGAGCTTTATACCCTGACCTTTTTCGCACTTCTCAAGCAGTTAATAACACAAGGCTTTTTAACCGCCTTCTCTCTGGCTTGCTTTCCTCAGTTTCTGAGATTACTAAGCTTGGTTTCCGTGTGCTTTTTAACCCACTTTTTGAGTTTGGCTATGTTAATCTCGTAGAGAACCAGTCCCTTTTAATCCGTCGCCTTTTGTATTTTCAGTGGAAAAGTGTTAATCATTCAGGACTTGGTGTCGGGCTTATTATTCCCAACGGTTTTAACCCTTCCCTTTTGCCTGACCTTTCTAACCTGCTTGAGATTGGTCAGCCTTGCCCTCCAGTTCCTCGCCTTGTTAGTTCTACCTGCTATGATATTTACGCCGTATGTGAAAGAGGTCGTTTAGTTGGCTATAATATCGTTGCTAAATCTGACTGGTCGCCTTACTATTGGGATGTTAATCCTTTTGATCCTTATCGTTCTGGCTATACTCTTCCTATTCATCAGGGTGTTTATGGAGACCCACCTGGTGGGTTGGGTGGAGTTTTAGCTGGTTATTACCTTCAATATTCTTCTGCTTCTTTTCCGCTTCCCTTTATGTCCGGTGCTCCTGTTAGTTATTATGGAACTGGTTATGCCCTTTATAGGTCCCGCCGTGTTTCCACTTGGTATTGTAATCCAGCGGTGGATGATTATTTAAGTGTTTGTCGTAATTGGAATACAAGGGACGCAAGATGTGATCATATCCCTCCGCATGATTGTGGTGTGTGGCATTATACTTATGACCCTTGCTATGTTTGTAGCTGTGATGTTCAAATTCATTATGTAGTTGATAACTGCTTCCACTCTCGTGCTCCAGAGGGCTACACTGGAAGTTGTTCATGCCGTCGTGTTTGTGAGTTTGACCCTGAAAATCCTGCCACCCATCCTAAAGAGATTACCCTCCCTATGCCTAATATCCCTCGTGTTCATCCTCTTACTCCTGAAACTCCCATATATGACCCTCTCCCTTTTAACTTTGACGATTTAACAGATGATGAAAAGGGAGAAATCTGTCGGACTGTCTCTCGGGTTTTGCCTCTGCGTGATCTTTCTCCTTATCTAAATCCTTTTCCTCTCCCTTTGGGAGATGTTCCTTATATTGAGGTTTCTCCTGACCTTTTCCCTCAGCTTGACCCTGATACTTTAATCCAGCCTCTTCCTATGCCTGCTCCTCGCCGTTTTATTGTCCGTCCTTCTACTCCCTTGCCTTCTAAGTGTTCTCCTTATGTTTCTCCTGGTGTTTCTCCTGTTCCTCAGGTTGAGGTTGTCGTTGAAATCTCTCCAGAAGAGGAATTAATCCCTGTCATCAACTGGCTTATAGCCCAAGAGGTTGCTCCCGTGGTTAGCTTCACTAATAAGCTTCGGGATGCCCTTCCTAACTCTGATAAATGTAGGGAACAGGAGAGGATGCTTTATGCTAATTTTGATGAGCTTAGGGACTTAATCTTTTACTCTTTCGTTGGGCTTGCTTCCATCTTTGGCTTTATCTCTGCCCTTTTGGTGTCTATGTCAATCTTTGAACTTTGGAAAAATATCCCAATAAGGAGGGTTTAGCCATGTGTGCCTTGTATTGTGCTTTTGTTTCTCTGCTTCAGGGCATTTTTTCCTTTGTCCTTTCCGTGCTTTCTGTTTTGTCCATTCCTATAGCTCCTTTGGTCTCCCTGACCATTGATAACTGGTTCCTTGCCAATTCTGGAATTCCTCAGGCTATAAGCATATTGGTAACAGCCCTTACTATTAGGTTCGTGCTTAACCTTATTCCCTTCTTCAGGGTCTAAGCCATGGCTATAGTGTTTATAACAGGAACTCCGGGTGCGGGCAAATCTTATTATGCAGTTAAAAGGATTGTTGAAGACTTAAAGAAGGATACTAACCTTGTCGTTTCCAATATTGACGGCTTGGACAGGGCTAAGCTTTCCTTCTACCTTGGCAAAGAGGTTAATAACCTTTGGACTTTGGATGAGTTCCTC